GCTGCCGTACTCCATGCGGTGCCGGCGACTGCCCAGCGGCGTGCTCAAGATGTCGGCAATGGATTGGCGCAGGTGCTCGATGCCGGATATGGGTAGGCCGGTGTGGCGATCCATTCCGATCATCGACGTCACTCCTTGAACGGCTCGTATTCGTCGCTGGCTTTCAGGAATTTGACCGCTTCGATGTCGGAGGCCGGCACCACGACCGCCGCTTTCTCCACCGGATAGGAACGGTCAGTGCCCGGCACGATCAACAGTCGCGACGTGTAGAGCTTGTCGCGGAATTTCAAGGACTCAGGCGATGAGTCGGTTGGGGATGACAATGCCGGTTCCGAGGACGTTTGCGCCTCGGTTGAGGTCGTATCGATCTTGGCCATGTGGTTCTCCAGGCATGAAAAAGCCCGCACTGGGCGGGCTATCGTGAGTTGAAATTAATGCGTGTGGTGATTGCTGTTTCCGGTGGCATCAATGATCGCTCCGGCGCTGGTGATGCCCTTGGTAACGTGCAGCGCGCCGTCGATCATCACCGCCGCTTTCAGATTGATGTTGCCGGTGGTCACGTTCACCGCGCTATCGGTCACCACCGCTTCCGTGCTGGCCACTTTGATGGTGACCGTACCGCTGGGCAGGGTGATGCTGTAGCTCTTGGCCTGCCAGTCGTAGATCAGCGAGCCGCCATCATCGAAGCGCCAGACCTCGACATGGTCGCGGTTGTCCGGCGGCGGGCCAGCATTGCCATACAAGCCCGGGACAAACGTGCCTTGTGACACGTCACCGCTGGGACTGATCAAGCTGCCCTGCTCGCCAAAAGACGGCGCCCGCCAGTGCCTGGCCTTGCCCGCTGCGATGCTGTGCCACCGCACCCAGGCGCTGACCCATTCACTGCCATCCGACACGCGACATACCGGCGGCGAAGCGGACAGATCCACCGCAACCACGTAGCAAGCCTTTACCGCCCCCGCGATCATGCGGTCATGCTGGGCGCTTGCGTAACTCACAGCAAATCCTCGGGCTTGAATGGTCCGTCACCCGGCTCAACGTCAAACACCAACGTTCCCGGCGGTTCGTCCGACCAGGGCCATTCCTCAACGCCGAGATAAACCTGCTGAGTCCACTCCACCAGCCAAACGGTGTATCCATCCAGGTGCGGCTGGGTCCAGTCCTGCAGCGATTGCACAAACTCGGCGGGTTCAACTGCCAACCCCCACGTCTGCGCTCGCAGCAGCACCGCCAACTGCGTCGCTAACTGCACGGCCTGCTGATGATGATTCGGCTTGATCGGGTCGACGATGATGCGCGCCTCGAACTTGCAGACCAGCGAAGTTTCGCCGGTGCCAATATCGGTACCCGGCTCGATCTCAGCCACCTCCAGAAACACCGCTGGCAGCAACACGCGATCCGCGATGTTTGGCCAAGCCGTGACGGCTTGCACGCCAGGAAGGTGCGCGCGCAGATGCTGTTCAATCGCCCGATAAAGCTGGTCCAGGCTGAAAGGTTCGTCAGACATTGCCGATCCTCTTGAGGTATTTTTGCAGCTCAAAGTTGAGTTCCTGCTTGAGGATCTCCAGCAGGCGCTGATCCGCTTTTTTTACCCAGCTTTCGAAGTGCGGTCGGGCTTGCTCCAGCGACACCTTGGCCTTGGCCAGCGGGAAACGACTGCCGTTTTCGGCGACCCAACCCGAACTCGGCCCGCGACCAGGTGACACCGTGCTATCGGGGTAGTCGTCCGCGTTGAAATGCTTGCTGGCCGTGCGGATCCAGATGTCGGGCTTGTTGCCGTAGACCTTCTTGAGGAAAGCCCCTTGGTAACGCCGCCCCGCTACTGACACGCCGCTGCCGCTTTGTCGCGCCCGGCCGATCCGGCTGGACTCGATGGCGTTCAAACCGAACCACAGTTTGCCGCTCGCAGCACCACCGGAAACCGGATAGCTACGCAACCGCTGACGCACCGCCGCAACAGCAATGCGCTCCGACCGGCTGACCGCTCGGGCAATGTGCGTGCGCAACCAACCCAACGTCTTATTGATCGCGCGCCGATGCGCCGCAGCGGCCGCTTTCGGTACCACCTTGGCAAAGTCCTGGAACGCCTGAAAGTCAGCGGCCGAGGATTGGATGGAGATCATCCCGCTCCCGGCCGAGGGTTTGAAATAGCTGCCGACACTCATGGGCGCAACCTCAGAATCAGAGTGACCAGGCCGTCACCGCTCGGTTCGAGCTGGATCAGGTCGTAGTCACCGCCACCATCCAAGGCGGGCAAGTCAACGCTGACCAGCATGCCCTGCTGCAGACCTTGCGAATCGCTGACTCGGATCTCGAAACGCGGCTCGCGCAACCCGGTGTTGAGCTTGCCGAACTTGGGTTGCAGCCAAGGCGCGGCGAACATGCCGAACACTGGCTCTTCACGACCCTCGATTCGCGCCGTATCGCCCAGCGTTTCGAACACCACCGCGTCGACCTCGGCGATCAGATCGCGAAAGCCCACGATCAGAGTTCCAGCAGGACCTGCGCACGTGGTCGGGTGCACAGGTGCAGCGGGTTGGACTGTGCTTCACCGGCCATGCCTTTGTTGAAGGGCAGCGGCTCGATCATGCTGTAGTACGGAATGCCCTGGGTGTTGACCGTTTCCATATAGTCAGCCGGCGCAAACACCGAGATGTACAGATCCGGCACGCCTTCCGGAACCAGAAGCGCCTTGTCGTCATGCACGAACGACACGCCGGCCACCTTGCCACGGTAGCGCTCCCAGATGATGCCGCCGAACTCAAAGCTTTCACGAGCATCACCACGCAGCGCTGCCGCTTGCTGACTGTTGAGGTAGGTCTCTTTGACAGACTTGTGAACGATCAGCTTGTTCCAGAAGTTCTTGCCGCAGAAGGCGCGAGAACCGGTGCTGGTCACGCTGCCGAGCGCGTCTTCCTGCATGTCCAGCGCTTCACCGCACTTGACCCGCAGTTCCGTGCCCGCATCCGCCAGCCCCATGGACAACTTTTGGCGATCCACACCGAAGCGTTCATAGAGATCCAGCAGTACGGTTTTGCCATCGGCGTCGAGGATCTGGCCATTCAGTGCGCCCATACGCTGGAATTCGTGCGTGGCGTCCAACTGGCGCCGCGCCTTAGCCAGCCGCGCATTGACCACATCCTGCACCGCCTGCAGCTCAGTGCGAGTACCGAAGGCACGGATGCCTTGGATCTCGTCAGCCTTGATCGTGAAGCGCTCAGGCAGGTGCACAGTGTTGAACGGGATCAGGTTGCGCTTGCTCGCCGCAACCACCAGGCCAGAACCACCACGTTCACCAGCGGGCACCAGTGCAAGGGTGTCGCCGTCCTTTTCAATCTGAACGGTCAAGGTGGTGATGCCTTCCTCGCGAAACAGGCCCAGTGCGCTGATGCGCCCTGGCAGGTACGGTTGATCATTGAGTGCAGCGGTGAGCGAGGTAACGGTAAACGCTTCGTCGTCAAAAATGGCGATATCGGCCATGGGTACTCTCCAGAAACGAAAAATCCCGCACGCGGCGGGATGCAAATAAAAGAAGGAAGGCTTTAGCGGACGATCAGCGAATGTGTCGCCAAGGCTTTCTCGGCCGCCAGATCGAGGCCGGTCAAGTGCGCTTCGCTGACCTCGGCCAACCGCACCACGGCACGACCGCGACGCACTACGTCGGATTCACCGAGCGGGCCGTAAAGAATGGCGACAGCGTTTTCTGTGCCGTCCTCTGCCGTTGGGTCGTACGGTGCGAATTCGCCGCTGGCAGTCACCAGCCCGAGAATTTGTCCGGGCCACAATGCTGGACCCGCCGCAACATTGATCGCTTCGCGCGAGATCGTGCCAGCGCCCTCGGACAGCAGGAATTCACCTGCGTGCATCGGTTCCTGTTTGATGGTCATGCTCGTGCTCCTTTCGCGCCGCGCGCGGTTCCAGTTTGAGCCGCTTGGCGAGCAGCCCAAATCGAGTTGGGGTCAGGTTGTTTGGCCAGCACCTTGGGCGCCGGGTCGTCCGCCAGCGGCAGACTATTGTCGATTTCAAAGCCCTTGCCGCTGGTGACAATCTTGTCGAAGAGACGCGCCCGCACCGCCGCCGCATCCAGACCGGCCGCGACATACTCGGAGCTGAATTCCGGCAGACGCGCGGCGACGCAGAGGTCGTTCAACGCCTTGGCGCGAGCCAGGCCGGCGAGAACAATTTCCTCGCTTTCGAGCTGGGTAGAATTGAGCAGCGGCTCGATCAAATTGCTGATGCCCGCCGCCGTGCAGCGCTGAGTGATCATCAGTGCCAACTTGGCCGAGTCGACTACAGGCGGCACCAGCGGAGGATCGACAGGTTCAAGTTCGGGATCCGGTTCAGGCGGCTCGTCGAGCTGGGCCACCAATTCAACCGGAGCGTGCTGGAACCGTTGCAACACCGCGCCTTGACCGAGGCATGCTTTGACTTTGATGCCGTCTCCGACTTCGTCTACAAGACCAAGAGCCACTGCTTCGTTGGCAGTCAGCCAGGTTTCGGCATCAACCATTCGTCGCAGCTCGGCCTCATCGATGTCGGGCGCCTTGGCCTTATAGGCCGCGATGATTGCCTCCAAGGTTTGATCCAATACATCAGCGACACGGCGGAAGTCCTCAGCGCCACCGCCTGCATAGGTGTATGGGTTGTGGATCATCAACATGGCGTTCGCCGCGATTACAACGCGATGTGCACCGCACACGGCAACACTGGCCGCACTCGCTGCCAGTGCATCGATTCGCCCGGTGCAGCGCTCGCCCAGACGCGACAGCGCGTTGTGCATGGCCAGACCGTCGAACAGGTCGCCGCCGATACTGTTGAACGCGGCGATCACCGGAGACACACCGTCATCCATGGCACGCAGGTCCTGCACGAACTGATTGGCAGTGATGCCCCATGCGCCGATCTCGCCATAGACGAAAACCTCGATCACTCGCTCGGTGGCTTCTCCGCTGGCCTGCAGGGCGTACCAGGTCTTGTCCTGAACTTCGACGCGTTTGCCTGCGCGGTTGTAAATGCGCGGTCGCGCTTGTTTGCTCATGGTTGCTCCTTGTCGTCGGTGTCTTCGACGGCATCCAGGGTGTTGTAGTTGAGGCCCAATAAGGTGGCGCGTGCCAGATCAGCAGCGTTTTCCAGATCGACCGTTTCGGCGTCGTAGCCAGTGCGCAAAACCATCTCGCTGCGCGACGAAAAACCGGCTCTAACCTCCATCGCTCGCGCCTGCACGTCCTGCACCGGCTGGATGTAAGCCCAGCCTTGTGGCACCCAGCGGGTGCGCAGGTATTGGCGGCGCTTCTGTGCGTAATCGTCCAGCACCAAGACACCCGACAGCACCGCCATGTCCATCCACGCAGCCCGTACCGGGCGGCAGAGTTGATGGACGTACACGCTGAACTGCAGTTGTTCCAGGCGACGCCGAAACTCGTTGAGTACCACCCGCAGCGCTCGATCGTTGATGCCGCGCATGTCGCCGGTGAGGATCTCGTAAGGCGTGCCCGATCCCGCTGCTGCAGCCATCAATTGCTGCCGCATGAAGTCCGGGTAGTTGTTGCCCGCATCCGGCGGTTTGGAAAACTCAACCTCCTCTCCCGGCCCAAGTTCCTGCATGGTGCCGGGTTCGAGCGCGACCATGGGGGTGAAACCGTCACGGTCCAAATCCAGCAACGCGCCGGTGACCGGATCGCGTGGAGCCGGACCCGAGTCAGGCGACGGGCGCTTGATGAAACCGGCGAACAGGTTGGCCACCTCCTGACGGAACAGCACCGCGTCGTCGTAGTTGTCCAGACTGCGCAGGCGTTTGAGCACCGGCGACAATCGCGGCACACCGCGCAACTGGCCAGGCTCCACCGGTTCGAAGATGTGCAGCACCTGAGTAGCCGGCACGCGGACCAGCTGGCTGTACCCGGCGTTTAGTGAGGCCGCATCACGCGGATGTGACAGGTACATCCAATACGCCGCCCGCTTGCCACCGGGAGTGAACTCGATACCGGCGCGGATGACGTTGCCGTTTTTGGTGCTCTCGAATTTGTCGTGCGGCACAAATTCCGGTGCGAGGATCTGCAGCTGCAGCGGAACGGCCAAGCCTTCATCCAGACCCCGTGGCCGTAACCGCACGAAGCATTCGCCCGACGTTTCAACAGTGCGCGCCACCAGTGCCTGCTGCCCGTAGAAGTCGGTGCGATCATCCGCATCCGACTCATCGACCCAATCCCCCCAAAGCTCCTGGAGTAGCTTGCGCAATGCATCGTCATCAGTCGTCGGCCGAGGTGTGATGCCCGTGCCGATCAGGTTGCTGACCCGCTTGTCGATGACGTTGAAGGCGTAAGGGTCATTGCGAACCGCCGCCCGGGAGCGAGACCGCAGGTTGCGCAGGGCGGGAGTGTTGATGCTGTTGATCCCGTTGTCGGGAGCGTCCCAGCCTGTGGAGCGCCGCCCTTCCCCAGCGCCCTCGTAGCTGGCCTTGATGTTGGACGGCAGGACAAATCCGTTACGGGTCAACGTTGGAAAATGTCGGGCCATCAGACCCCCTTCCCAGCGTGGTACAGCCGGACCACACGTGAGCGTGGCCCGGCGGCGCTGGCAAGTGACGAGCGTATTTCTTCACGCGCCTTGAGCAGCTCATCGACCGTGCGGTATTCCACGGTGCGGTCGGTGTAGCGCACAGTTTTCTCACCGCGAGCAATGGCCGCCTCAACCGCGTCGAGGTGCTTTTTTGTAAAGGACATATCAGCGTCTCTTCAGGTAGCCGCTGGCTGAGCTGCGGCGTTGAGGGGGGGCTGCCGGTCTCGATTGTGTAACCGGGGCAGCGGGTGGTGGTGCGGGTTGGGCTTGACGTACAGCAGCGGGCGCCGGTGTTAGCCCAGCATCAAGTCGCTCGCCCTGAACAGGCTTGATGCCGAGGGCATCGTCGAAAAGACCTGACTGGGCCAGCGCCTGACGCACCCGGTCCCAATCGTGTTCCTGGTAGCGGTTGATGCCGAGGTAATGCGCCATGGCGAGGCAGTACACCATCAAGTCGAGCGCTTCGTTGCGCTCTGCCTTGCCCTTCACCCATTCGATGCGCTTGTGGCCGCGCACGTAGCGCACCACTTTGCGTTCGGCGACGCACTGGGCAAAGAAATCGTCCGGCAGGTCGTTGGCAAAGTGCAGCGATCCCGGACCGTCCGGGAATGGATAGCGGTTGTAGATCCAGTCTTTTGCCGTATCGGTGCCGACGAACCACAGCTCGGCACCGTTGCGTTCGGTCTGGCCCTTCCACGTCACGTCGACCATTGACGGGCGCTGTGCAATCACCGGTCGGCCCGGCTTGCTCGCGCCCTTGATGGCGAAGATGTTGCGCCAGCGACGGACGCGGCAAAACTGGTAGACCTCATCGGTGTGATGACCACCAGAGTCGACACCCACGGCGAGAATCGCCAGACCCACACCGCAAGGATGCCGGTAACGAGCCTTGAGTTTTTCATCCAGCACCGCCCAGGTGCGTTCGTCTGCTGGGTCACCCCAGATGATCTGGTGGTCGACAACCCATCGCTCCATGCCGACGCCGAAGCCCATCACCATCAGTTCCAGACGATTGGCCTGGACGTCGACGGCGCCAGTAAGCATCAGCACACCTGAAGGCATCGCGCCAAGGGTGTAGTTCTCCAGCCGCGCCCGAGCGATCAGCACCTCGGCCTTGGTCTGTTCGAGCGCGCTGTCCCATACCTTTGCAAGACGCGTGTTGTAGAACACCTGCATCAGGCTCGTGTCGCCTTGGGCCTGAGCTTTCTTGGCGTCTTCAAACTCCTCGGCAAGGCCGGCCCAATCCATCCAGCCGGTCGGCGAATACAGCGCGTTGAGATGGAAGCCAACAGTTTTACCGTCGCCACCAGCATGAGCGCGCCACTCGCCTCGGGCGAGCATGTCACTCTTGTGGTGTTCCTCAATCAGAACGTCGCATTCAGGGGCAGCGCACTCGTAATGCACAGTGCTGAAGTCTTTGCTGTAATGCAGCCGCTCCCACTCCAGCACCTGCATGTGACCGCAGGTAGGGCATGGCACGTAGTAATAGCGCTGGTCGCTGGACTCGAACAGGTCAGCGATCCGCGAGGCGCCTTTGATCGTCGGCGAGCTGGAGAAGTAGATCTTGGCGTTGCGACCGAAGTTGGTCGCCCGCGTCTCTGCCAGTTTGATGGGGTCACCCTCTTGGCCGACGTCGTTCTCCCAGCGGTCGACTTCGTCGCCGTAGATATAACGCGCCGACAACTCCGAAAGGTTGGCCGCAGAACCGGCGGTGGTGACGTACAGCGAACCACCCTCGAACTCCTTGGTGTCCATCGTGTTGCGCGCGTCCCGCGAGCGGGTGGCCGCGACCCGCTCGCGCAGAACGGGAGTGGCCTTGATGGTCTTGCTGATCCGCCCGGAAACCCGCTTGGACAGGCCAAGGCTGGGGAGCAGCGCCAGGATGTTTGAGGGCGCCATGTGGATCAGTCCACCCATCCAGTTCAGGGCGATCTGGGTTTTCATCAACTGCGAGGCCACCATGGTGATCACTCGTCTGCAAGGGTGAGCCGGCGACAGGCAGCGCATTGGCTCGCGGGCATAAGGTGTCCGTGAGGTGCGGTACTGGCCGGGCTCAGGGGCACCGGTGTCTCGCGGGATTCGCATGTACTCGTCGGCCCATTCGTCGATCCAGAGATCGGGATCGGGACGCAGTCCACGGAAATAAGCCTCACGGTACACCTCAGCACCGTCAGGAAATTCCGTGTGCATGGGTTCAGTCCGTTGTCATGGCGTGGTCAAGGTCCGCTGCAGAGAGGCGCTCGGCTTCTTCCAGCGTTCGGCGGAAGGTGGCGGTCAGGTGTTTTTCGATCAACCAAGGATCGGTCATGGCCGCCAGGTCATGGGACAGCTGCGGTAGCGGACCGAAAAGCTGATCGCGCAGCAAGCGGCCTGCGTTGTAGGCGCCTGTTTCTACCGCTTCTTTGGAGACCAGCGAACCTTGAGCTTTGCCCAGCTCGATCTCCGCCAGCTTGGCCATGTTGTGCTCACGCAGGGCGCGGGACTTCTGGTAGTCAGGGTGTTTGCCGTCGACTGGCATCAGGTGCGGCGGCGCAGCCGTGGAAGTCGGCTCAGTCAGTGGGGACAGTTGACTGTAAACGTCACGCTGAATCCGCTCTTGCTGGTGACGTTCGGCGACTGCGGCCTTGCTTGGGTCGCTGGTCTTATCGAGCAGCGCCTCAGTAGCCTCAAGATCAATCTTGCCGTTTTCGGTAAGCACCAGCCGATCCTGGCTGGCCAATTTGGAAACATAGGATTTGGCCCACCCGCGCCGGGCCGCAAACTCCGTTTTGCTGATGATTGTCATGGTTAATTTCTCCAGTTCACCCCGCGAGTTCACCTGTTCACCCCCAGTTCACCTCAGTTCACTAAGCTGGTGAACCGCCCGCTAACACAGTCCCGCGGGTTTCCGACCCCGTGCCCCTCAGATACCCCTAGGGTCCCCGGCGGTTTTCGGGGCGCCGGGGCGGTGCATCACACCTGCCCGCCGCTGGTTGGCGGGGCTTCGCTAATGCCCAATCGCTTGGCAGCCCATCGTTCGTACAACCCGATGGCAACGTCCGCGCCGGCCATCGCCGTTAGGCATCCCAAGGCGCCCGCCGTCCACAGCGACATCCCGGCAGCAATCATCAACATCATCGCCGTCACCCCGCAGACAATGCAGGCACCCGACCGAAGTGCGAGCCTGCGCAACAACGCCCAGCCCCGCGCCCCGTCCTTGTCTGCCCGCCACATCTCCCCCGATACGCCACCGACCAGAGCCAGGACGATCACTAACCAGATCGGCATTTCTGCCAGTGCTTGTTGCTCGCTTGTCATCGTTTTCTCCAAATGCAAAAACCCGGCTTGATGGCCGGGTTCTTTGATATCGTCGCGATTTCAACTTCAGTAAAGCAGGGTGTTATATGGATACGACATCGGTACTCGTGAATTTTCTTTTTACCGTAATCGGAGGGCTCTTTGTCGCGTGGATGTTCGCACCGACGGATGCTACAGGGAGAGCCTTACGTCGATTGAAAATCATGGGAAGCTATTTGTACCGAGGCCTCGCTTTGCTTGGTGCTGCTGCGATGCTTGTCAGCAGTGCATATGAGTTTTACAAATTCGCGTATTCGGAGGCGCCGATTGCAAGACTCGAAGTGATTGGCCTGTTCTTCTACATGCTCAACTTTTTCGTGTATTTGGTAGCGACCATCGCGGTAGTTGCGGTTTGGTCAAAGGGTACGACTCAAACACAAACTACGTGATCCTGCGGTCGCACCTATCGAAGATGACTACTTTTTACAGGTCGATTCCGGTGGCAGCAACCCTATTTTAATGCCACCCGGTGAATAAGTGGGTAACGCAGGGTGAACGCCTAGCGAATGTCGGCGAATACACCTCCCCGGCATTCTATTGTTGCGGCGGTGTCCCATGCGTCCCACTTTTCAGAATCGAAGTGGGACGCCTGAGAGCGCCTAAATTCGGGGCTTCGCCCCACTGTCCTACTTATCTTTCTCCTTTCTCGTGTAAAGGAAGAAATTTAAAGAACACGCGTTCGCGCGTAAGCGCGTACTGCTCGCCCGCTACGCTCACACGGGCGGTAGGCACTTCTAGGCGGGACGGTGGGACACCCCAACAACGACAAGGCCCGCACCTGTCCCACTGCATCAAAACGCAGCGAGACTAGACGGGCCAGTGGGACAACCACAACCGGAACGATGCCTGGGGTCACGCAGCCAGCCCCATCATCACGCCGTAGATCTGCAGATGCGCATCATGCAAACGCTGGTAGTACGTGTCGCGGCCACAACCGCAGTGGGCATACCGCAGGCGCATATCCACATCGAGCGTGCAGTAATGCTCACGCACCACCGTCACCAGCTCTGGCGCGAGGTGCTTGGTCACAATCAGCTCAATGTCCAAAGAACTCTCCAGCGGCGCCCTGAAAGCACGCCGCCCTCTGATCAGTTGCCCGTTGCTGTCCATCATCATGGCAACCATATTTCCCCCAGCCAGCCCCCCTTTTGAATGTTCCGAGTGCAGCTCCTGCGCCCACAACCGAAGCAGCAAATCGATCTCCTTAATCAAAGCAAGGGTCCTCAATCGGTTCACGCTGCAACGCCGAGGCACCGCCCCACCCAGCCGGCTTCTTGTAAGCCCAAGGCCGCTGTCCACTCTTCACCAATGCAGACAACCGCACGCGCCGCCAACCCAATCGATGCATGATTGCCCCGACCCGCATCTGCTCCGGCTTGCCCCAATGCCCAAAGTCCAACTTCAGCGCACTGGCCAGCACCTCACTGCCGGTGGTGGTTTCGCCAATCTGCGACTCTTCCAACCAGGTCAGAATCGGCCCTTCCCACTCATCCACGACGAAGCGCTCGTCCTGCTCCTCGCCGAACATAGGCGCCTCATCCAGCGTCACCCACCAAAGATCGCCCGCGTCGTAGCAGAACACCGCCTCGGCCCACAGCTGATCGCGCATCAAACGCAATAGCTCCAGATCGACCTTGGTACACGCGACCGGCCAGTAGCGCCGGTTGCCGGTGGCATCCTTCAGGTACTCATCTTGGTTGGTTGTGCCCACGAAAACACACTGGCGTGGCACGTCCATCGTTCTGCGGCCGTAGCTCTCGCGATAAGTGTCGGTGGACGCCGAAAAGAACTGCTTGGCCTTCGTGCTCTCAGCCTTGTTGAAGCTGTCCAGCTCGCCCAGCTCGACGATCCACTTCCCCCGGATCGCCTGAAAGCCGTCCTTGTCACCTAGCGCAAACGGCGTGTCCATAAACCACTCGCCGCCGAGAATGCTCATCGCGGTCGACTTACCAGCGCCCTGCGCACCTTCCAGAATCATCACCGAGTCAGCCTTGCAGCCCGGCTTCATCACCCGCGCAACAGCAGATAACAACCAGCGCTTGCCGACCTTCGAGGAATAGTCAGTGGCCTTGACGCCCATAACTTCGGTGAGCCAACTTTCAAGGCGTGGCACGCGATCCCATTCCAACTTGCGCAGGTACTGACGCACTGGATGAAACGCATGATCATGCGCAACAACGCTCACCGCCTCGATCACATGCGAGGCCTTGACCCGCAGGTTGTACTGCTGCGCGAGCCACTTCATCACCCGAACATCGTCAATGTCCGCCCAATCACCCGTGCCGCCGCCATACGGCGCCGCACGAAGCTTCACGATCTTCGAGCTGAACGCGCTGTAGCTAATCACACCGGCCCAACGCTCATCGTTGGCCAGGATCAATTCGACGTTCTGCATGTGCGCAATGAGCGCGCCGCTTTCGCTGCGTGCCAGCAGATCCTTCCAACCACCAGCGGCCGGGGGTTTGACCACCGCCAACACCTGACGGCGCACCGCTTCCAAACCTTCTGCGACATGCAGATCGTTGAAGTCGGTCCACTTGGCTTCCCGCTCGCCGGAAAAGATCGGCGCGACCACCTGGCCGCCGACAATCAGCGCCGCGTTGTTCGCTTTCTCTTCACCGGGGTTCCACGCATCGCCATTCGGCTTGGTGGTTTTCCAGTCATCGTCCCGGCAGATGATCAGCGGGCAACCGGCGAAACGCTCGCGCATGGCCTTGCAAACCACCAGCAAGTTGCCCGCATCAAACGCAACGGCCACAGTCAGAGACGTGGCCATATGCAGGCTTGCGCCGGTAGCGTAACCCTCACACACCAGCACCGGCTCGCCCGGATCCGGGTGCGACCCGATCAGATGGAAAGCACCCTCTTTCGACATGCCGTAAGGCCAATAGGATTTGTCCCGGCCGGTGTCCTCTTGCTTGGTCGGAAACACCACCTGCAGGCCGACAATCTCGTCGCGTACGTTGCTCATCGGTACCAGAAACGCACCGGTGCGCGGCGCATAACGAACGCCAAAGCCGACGATCTGCTTGCGATCCAGATAATCGCTACGGCCCTTCTCCGGCATGCGCTTAAACATACCCGCCGCACGCTTCGCCGCACGACGTGCCGCGTTGGCTGAAATCTCAGCCGCGCGCCGTTTGGCCTCTTCCTGTCGAGCGCGCATAACCTCGCGCTCTTCAGGCGACATCCGCCCGGCCTTGACCTTGATCTTCTGAGACTCACCCGAACGCCAGTCACCGAACGCCCCGAAGATCAGCGTTTCGCCTTTCTCGGTGCGTTGCTCGTGAACGACATACCAACCGTTCTTTTCCTTGCCCTTGTCTTGCGTCGTCTTGCAGCGGGTCAGCTTGCCGAATACCAATGGCTGCGCAGGCTCAAGACCGTAATCCGAGAATTGCCCTAGTACCTCATCGAGCATGGCGCGCCCCTTTCAATTCTGCGAGGGAAAGGCAATCCACGCACTGGGTACAGCCGGGCTGCGCCAGACGGCGAGCTTCCGGGATCGGGCCATCACAGGTCTCACAGAACAAAAACGAATGCGCCGCCAGAGCGGGCTTGGCGGCGAGCAGACGGGCAGCGAGTGCTTGATCAATACGCTCTTGCACCAAGTCATTAGCGAAGTCGACGATATCAACCACGATCAGTACCCCGCGTCGTCTGATTGACGTAGGTGGCGCGGTTGAACAACCCCAACAGCCCTTGAATCCCACGGAATACCTGTAGGCGAATCGCGGCCAGTTCCTCATCAGAAACAACCCCGTCGCCAATGCTCTTGGCCCAGGTATCCGCCAGATCCGCGACCTGCCGAAAGTACTCAGCAATCCCGGTGGTCAACGTCTCCGGCATGTCGTTGGTGTACGCCTCAGCCAGCTCCTGCCAAGTCGTGTCACCGACCAACGCATGCACCGCATCCAGAATGCGGCGATCCTTGGTCAGCTCCAGAATCTCGCCGAACTCTTGAATGTTCACCGTGTGGCTGGGGTGGGTTGGGGACAGCTTGTGCTGAAGCGTGGTCGCATTTCGGCCGGTGGTAGCGGCGATGGCTGCGGCGCCGCCGGGGTAGTCCCGAGCGGCATGGTAAAGCGCGAGATCGAGCGGCAAAACTTCCCGCTGCGCCCGCTCAACAGAACTCAGAGCGATACGGCTCATGGCATTAATCCTTGTAAGTTGCCAGTGCCGCGCGACATGCAGTGGTGATACATTTGCCGCGTGGCTTGAAAGGGCCCAAACGCCGGCTAGATCTTTGGGATCGATACCGGCACCGTGCCGGGGCGAGCAATCCGTTGCTCAGCCCTGGCGCAACAGCTGCCAAATCTGTGGTGGAAGAGGCAGCAACACCAAGGCTTCCGAGCCTTGGAAAAGCGCGATAAAGAAAGATGGTTGCATGTGGTGTGCCCGCCTTTCTCTATCGCGACCCGACAGCGCTGTGGTGGTGCGTGCCGGGAGGAACTGGGCGACCTTTGGGTCGCCTTTTTTCTAACTATGCAATCTTACGGTCTGGACTCGTTTCAGTTATATCGAAATGCTCCAGTACCTCAGCGAGTGAAACGCAGCCTTCGCTTTCGCGGGCCAATGCTCTGATCAGCGATACGCTGGGATCTTTACTGGCGTATTTGATGTGCAGCCTAAGATAGCTCTCGGCAATTTTGCATCGTCCTGCGTACCCCTTGAGAGCCTCTGAATTTAATCCTCTTATGTAGTCGCGCAGCTTCATGTGGTTCTCCTCCAAAGCCAAATTTAACCATAAAGGTTAATTTTATCAATACCCAAATGGACATTCACCTCGAAGGTTAATCGAACCAAAATCTGAAAATGAAAATATCAGATACCCGTTTACAGAATTTTCGAAGAATTTTGGCCGAAAGGAAGCTGCGCCTGACGGACATCGCCGACATTTTGGGCAAAGCGCCAGCTCAAGTGAGCGCCTTTGGGGGGAAAAACCCTACTAAAGGGATTGGTGATCAAATCGCGAGAGAAATTGAGAGCGCTCTAGGCCTTCACAAGGGTTATCTCGATATGCCTTACGGACTGGGTGAGTTCAACAATGCTGCAGTCTTGAGCCACACCGGACGTAAGCTGCCAGTAGTCGGATCTATTGCAGCTGGTGCCTGGTGCGTCTCAGAAAGCAATTTTGATCCTCGAGACGCCGAAGAATGGATTGAGGCACCCGGTCCAGTTGGACCACGAGCGTTCATTCTTCGAGTAGAGGGGGTCAGCATGGAACCGAAGTTTACAGAGGGGGACAAAATTGTAATAGACCCTTCTCTTGAAGCATTGCCAGGGCATTTTGTAGCAGCAAAAAGAACGCGAGATCAGGCTGCGACTCTTAAGCAACTGAGGCAAGAAGGAAACGAACAATATTTATACGCGCTAAACCCAGATTGGCCGGAGAGAATTATTCGTCTCTCAGAGGAATGGAGCATATGTGGCCGAGCGAAGTGGAAAATTACGGACCTCTGAGTTTAGAAACAACCTATACTCTTCCTCGCACCCGGCATACCAAGATTCGTGATTACTGGAACTTTTATGAATCATCATCACTAGCTCTAACGCGTTGAAAAAATCCAACTGCCGAGCTTCAGAAGCCGTCATAAATATCAAATCTAACGGAAACATCAAGGATAACTTATCCAAGCTTAATCGAACCTCACGAGGATGGCTCTCACACTCATAAATTATCAAGACATCAATATCATTTGCAGAAGTTGATGAGACCAATGCCGACCCAAACGCGTACCAACTTAAATCAGGATGCGTAAGACTCATCAACTTTGCGTGGGCATAGAGTTCGGAAATTACGCCCTCAACACTCATTATTTATTTAATACCCCTAAAAACTCACCCCATCGCAGCACTTTGGTTCCAAGCGCCCCAGCAACTTTGTGAGCCTCATCAGATACATTACCGTTAGGATTAGATTTTAATATTATATCTATCTGCCTTCTATTTTCAAAAGCGTCCCTAACAGCTTCAGCAGTAATATCGTAATCGTTTATAGCCACAACCACTAAAGTAGAAAGACTTCCAACTCTTTCGATCTCATATGTTCTTAGGTCCAACCGTCGCGCGCAAGCAACTTTGTCATGCTGACGCAAACCTTTTTTGATGAAAGCTGCATCACCGCCCAAGTAGGTTTCAGGGCTTTCCATACGCAATGCGCTCTTAAGCTCTCCTACTCCTCCTATCCCGAAGGGGGTGTCTTCGGCCAACATCATAGCCGAGCCCTCTATTTTAAAATCCTTTTTTACAATACATAAAAAATCAATTTTATCTCCTGCATGAGAAATTAACCCTTCCAGCCCCGCTTTATCAATCACTCCACTCGACATGGTTACGACGTTCACTGGAGGCAATTCCTTTCTGAGAACCACGAAAGAGTTGCTGGATTTTTGCTCACAGGATAGTACGCCTGGCTCATCACCCAGCCGGGCCGCAACCCACTTTCCAGTCCAGTCATCAACAAGTTTTACGCTCATTTAATCTCCATAAACAGCATCCATACCCTCGGGAAATCTTGCATTGACCACATCAGCGAGTCCGAGATGTCTAGCTTCAAACTCTTCGACATGTAAAAAAAACAAATCAACAATACCTAACTCGCTTGGATGCAGCAGACCTCTATTAGCAGAAATAATCGCAACTAATTTCCGATTATTAGGCAATATGGTTGTTCTTATATTTCGAGTCCACAACCGAGCTACCTCACTCTCAGCATTAAAGCGATGCTCTCCATGCGGACCGTATTCGATAAATATGGTGTGGTTACTCCTCAACAAAGGTGATATACGCGAAAAAACCTCACTTCGAGTGGAATACTCAACCACGCTAAATAGTTCTCGGATTTTTTCTGAGTGCGTCACTTTCCAGGTTGAAATCAAATCATCCGGAAAGGCGTCTTCGGCTTTGTCGATTTTTGTATGGCAATTGGCACAAAGAAGTATCAAATTCGTGAACTGGCCACGTTCTTCTTTCGTCAACGAAGATTTTGTTCTCGGCCCACCATCTGTAGCACTAAAAATGTGTGCCATTTCAGCAATATGAATATTGTCCTCACCAACATCCTGAAATAACGATGTTGTACATGCCGGATTTTGGCAATAACCGGCAGAATCGGCAAACAATCTCAGCTTAGTATGGGTATTGGGCGATGCTTTGCCCCGGCTACAGGCCATGGTGTCATCCTTGAGTAGAGGTAGCCGAACGCTATCAGCGTTTTTTTGTTTTCACAAAGGATAAAATTCTCTCATGACCATCGTGAAAACCACCGTTAAGATTATGCACATGTTGACAAATTAACCTTTTGGGTTAATTTTATGCTCACTCTTCCACCACAGAGCGAGACAACATCATGCACACCACGGCAACCCTGCACGTCCACCCGGCCGCTGCCAACCCCTTCCAAATCTTTGAGATCCGGCGCCTAGCCCGCGAGTACGGCTGCGCGTTCGCCATCAGCAAACCGAAGCTGGCAGCACGCACCACTCCTGCCCCAGTCAATCCGAACGGCGGAGGGCATGCAGCATGATCAAGTACAAAATCGACAACCGCACACTTCAGTTGCTCAACGCCCAGGTCAACCTGACCGAGACCTTCAACCACGTACTCCGGACCGCGCCCAAGCGCGAGTGCCTGGCGTTCCGCCTCAAGGTTGAACGCGGCATCTCGGAAAGCACCTTCGTCGTGGAGCTGGGCAGCGAACGCCACACACTGACCCTGCCGAACGAAAAGAAGATGCATCTCAAGCTGGCCGACTTCATCGAAGAGATCGCCAACGGCCCGTTCGATGCGAGCAATACCAGCGACCTGCTGCACCGCCCCCACGCCAGCCGCGAATATGGCCGCTTTGAAGTCTCGGACAAGCAGCGAGTGTTTGAGCTCGTGCGCACCGGCGGCGTGCTGAACCTCGATATGGGTTTCGACTACCCGCTAATCGTCGCGCTTCATCGCACTCATTCTCGATCAGGTGTCACCACCATCCTGAGCATTGGCAACAAAAGCCCGCACACCCGTTGCTTCACCGTGTACGGCAGCGATGTAGAGATCTACGGAAAAGTCAGCGAGTCCATCAACCACCTTGCTGCAGCGGCGACACCAGCTGCGCATGCGGCATGAGGGGCACACCATGGAACGCACTCTCGCCCAAGCCGCAACCCACCTCGGCCTGACTCGGCCGAAGCTCATCGCACGCATGCGTGAAAAAGGTCTGCTCAACGAGCGGAACCTACCGGCCTATCCCAACCGTGATCGCGACTACCTGCGAATTAAGGAAGGCCAGTGGTACCACGACCAGCTCGGCATGCAGTACAGCCAGTCGACCCTGATAAAACAACCCGGTATCCGCTGGCTAGCCGATCAACTGGGCATCAACCTGCCTGCCATCCCGGCAGACAACCGTGACGTGGCCTAGAGAATACGCCCGCCAGATCATCGCCATGCGGACACGAGAGGAGCGCAACGCTGCGCTCCTCGAGGTGCCCGAACATCTGCGCGAGCTGACTAGAACGCATTGCCTGAACGCCTGGAACCACCCGGCCAGAAAACAACGCAAGGAGGCCCAACAAAGCCATGAGTAACACAGCACAAAACCCGCTCCGCCTTCACCCGGCGCCGGAGTCCGCCACCGTCGAACTGCTTTACCGCATCTTTGGCGACGTCCTGATCCCGCTCGACAAAGTGCGCGAACAGTACTTCCGCAACCTCAACGAGCAGTCCTTCGTCGCCGAGATCAGCAGCGGTCGCATCCAGCTCCCCATCACGACGCTGGACACCAGCCGCAAGGCACCGAAGTACGCACACATCCGCCATGTCGCTTCCCTGATCGACATTCGCGCCTACAAGGCCGACGAAGACATGCAGCGACAGCAGGACGACACCAACGAGTAACAACCACGAACCGAGCGGCTGCCACCACCAGCCAATGAAATCACCAGGAGCACACCACATGACTGCAATTCAGATCTGCGCATTAATTGGACTCATTGCCGGAGCAATCCTTCTGTACTGGATTGGTTATCGCAACGGCATGGCTGATGGTCGATATGAAGGTCGGGAGGATGGCAAGAATACCGAGCGCGCCGAAAACGCCAAAACCATTGGCGAACTGAGGGCATCCCTCGACTTCATCAAGGCTGACCGTAAGCATTTGGCGCAATTCAGCAAGCGTTTGCAGCGTGTATCAACATTTGGCGAAACCGAACGCCAAACGCTACTCGACATTGCTGAAAAGCTTCGGATCGCAGCCGAGACTTTTGCCGCGTTTCGCACGGGGAAAAAACTGGAGCGTGAAACCAGAGCCTTGCACGACCAAGCGCTGGCCATGGCTGACATTCTGCAGGCCGCCACGGAAGGAGAAGCCGCATGAACGGCACGCTCTCCTACTTCGGACCAACTCATTATCGAATCTCAGAGCAAAGCGGCGAACAATTTCGCGTACGAGCACGGTTGTCGACCGCTTTGCTCTGCGACGACACGCGAGTCGACACCCATGGAATAAACAGTCTCTGCCGCGCAGCAGCAGGCATTAATGCTTTTCCTCAAGCCGCTACCGAGGCACCTATCCCCCACCAAAAGCTGCGCCGGGCAGCGCCTCCCAATGCAACGCTGAACGCTCAGAAATGCTCGCCCGCGCAGCTTGCCGAGGGGTATACGCAGTGTGATGAGGCGGCAGAGCCATCGCTGCCGACCTATCACCTCGACAAGATTCCAGAAGACAAGATGGCCGAACTGGTCGGTACCACGCGCAGGGCATTGCAAGGCAAGCGCGCCAGAGGTGTCATTCCCAAAGGGGTCTGGAACAGCATCGATAGCCGCATTTATTACAGCCTAAGGAGATACGAAGCATGGCTCGAGAGCCAATGGGATTGCCCACCGGAGTTGAATTTGCTGGACAGTCCATCCGCATTCGCTTCACCTGGAACGGGCAACGCCGTTGCGAAACCCTCCCCTATCCCCAAACGCCGAAGGGGATTAAGGCTGCCGCCGACCTACGCGCTAACGTAACCAGCCTGATCAAGCACTGCGTGCTGGATGATCAGCGATACGCCGAACTGTTCCCCAACTCCACCTATGCCAACTACTCGGCGACTCCCCGTTTCGGGGAGTACGCCCAGGAGTGGCTCAACAGTCGCGAAATCGTGGCCGGGACTCGAAAGAACTACCTTGGCTCGCTCAATCTGTACTGGATGCCCTATCTGGCGATGCTACCCATAGACAGCATCACGTCGGTGATGCTGCGCAAGGTAGTAGCCAATACAGAATGGCCAACCCCAGGTGTGAAGCGCGCGGCGATCCAGCGTCTGACTACCGTGTTTGGCACCGCAGTGAAAGACGGCCTGATCAACCGTAACCCGGTTGAGTCAATTGAGCTGCCGGTGAAAGCCAAGAAACCCATCGATCCGTTCACGGTGGGTGAAGCCAACCAAATTATCGAGTACTTATATAAGACGCTGAACCATTCGATGCGGATCTACGCGGCCTACTTCGAGTTCGCCTTCTACACCGGCATGCGCCCCAGCGAGATCGCGGCGCTGCGCTGGGAAGAGGTCGACAAGGAAAAGCGGCTGGTGAACGTGTGTCGGATCGTTGCCGACTACAAGATCGAGGAACGAACCAAAACCCGCAACGGACGCCAGGTCATGCTCAACAGCCGAGCACTGCACGCCATCGAGCAGGCCGAACTGTTGGCGAAGCAACGTGCTTTGCCAAGCCGGCGCAAACGCACCGAATCGACCTATGTATTCCCGCCCACCAAGAACTTCGAGTTCATCCAACAATCGAGCGTGACCGACAAACACTTCCAGGCTGCACTGACTGAATTGGGCATTCGCGCCCGCCGGCAATACAACTGCCGACACACATACGCTACCATGTGCCTTATGGCGGGTATGAACCCTGCGTTTATTGCCACTCAGCTCGGTCATAGCGTTCAGATGTTGCTATCGACATACGCCCGATGGATAAACTCCAGCACCGACTGGGGTGAGCTCGGGAAGCTTGAAAACAGCTTGATTGGTACAAAATTGGTACAGGCAGAAACAGTACCCCTCTGA